TGCGTCATGCTGTCCTCCCCCGCGGCGAGCTGCGCCTCAAGGTTCGCGAGCACTTCGGCCTGGTTGTCCGCGCTCGACGCGAGCGCCTCCGACACAAGCGCCATCCCCTGCGTGACGGCCTCACGCTGCGCCTCGATGAGCGCAGCGTCGGCCTCTTCGCGCTTCGTGCGCTCCTCGTCGAGCATCGCCATTCGCTTCTCGAATGCATCCTGCTCGATCGCGTCGATCTGTGCGGCGGTCGCCTGTCGCGCGGCGGCACGGGCGGCTTCGGCCTGCACCTCGACGGCGGCGGCCTCTTCCGACGTGAGCGCCAGATACCGCGTCTTTAGCGCGAGCTCGTCGAGCTGCCGGAGGCGCTCCTCACCCGCGGCGATGATGCGCTCTTCTTCCGTGGCGCCCGCAAGCTGCGCGGCCTGCAGCTCGCGGATGCCGTCGGCGTAGCCAACGACCGATGCGGTATACGCCTGCGTCGCGGCGAGATGTGCGCGCTCGGCCTCCTCTGCCTCTCGAGCAGCGTCCGCCTTCGCCTGTGCTGCAGCCGTCGCGGCCTTCTGCGCGCGGGCCTCTCGGTTCTTCGCCTCCACCAGCTCCTGCGCCGTCGCGACCGCCTGCCCTTCGCGCTCGTTGAGCGCCTCAAGCGTCGCAAAGGCCTTGTTGCGAACGGCGACCAGACTGAGATCCGTACCGCCCGCTTTGAGCGAGGCCTCCGCGGACGCGAGCTGCGCTTCGGCGTACTCACGCTGTGCGGAGAAGGCTTCGCGGACCGCAGCCGTGCGCTGCATGATCGCGGCCTCTTCCTCTGTGATGGCGCCCGATGCTTGTGCCGTGGCGATGGCGAGCTCGTACTCGGCATCCTTCAGCTGCGCGGCGCGCGATGCGGCCTCCGTCGCGGCCTTCGCTGCAGCGGCGTTGTGCTCTTCGACCTTCGCCAGCTCATCCGCGTAGTGCTGCGTCGCGAGTGCCAGCGCCCCCATCGCCGCGCCGACCACGCCCAGCCCGAGCGCGAGTCTGCTCCCGCCCTGACTCGCGACCTCCATGCCGTCGGCCACGTCGGCGACGCCGCGCGCGGCCTCTCCGAGTCCGGGCGCGAGCAGGTCGAGCACGCCCGCCACCTTCGACGCCGAGCTCCCCACCTTGCCGAACTTGTCTCCGACATCGTCGACACTGCGCGCCGCTGTAGTCGCAGACTTGCGGGCGTCATCCATCGCGCGCTTCGTCGCCGCCGCGCTGTCCTTCGCGGCCTTCTCCGCCGAACTCAACGCCGACTTGAGATCGCGGGCGATGTTCTTTGCCTGCTCGGCGGTGATGTCGCCCGTCTTCGCGAGCTGCGCCTCGAACTGCGCCAGCGAGGCCGATACGGTCAGGTTGATATCAGCCACGCGACACTCCCTTTACCGCCTTCTTGGCGGCCTTCTCAATGCTGCGGACGTTCTTCGTTACGAGCTTGCGGCCTGGCTTGAGCACGTTCTCAACCCACATGCTCTTACCGTCTGACGCCTTCGGGTTCGGCCGCGTCTTCCTGACGCCGACCGGATCGCCGTCCTCAAGGCGGGCATAGGTGTAGCCCTCCGGCATCCGCCCGTTCTTGCGGTAGTAGTCGCGGACCTCGAAGTATTCACGCGGATCAGCGACGCGCCTCGAGGACAACGTCGACAGCGGACCGGGTCGGCGGATCATGTAGGTGGCCTTCTGCGTCGCATAGACCACGCCCGTCACCTTGTCCGTCGTGATGCGCATCTCCGGCGTGATGCTCGCTTGCGACTTGCCCGTGCGCTTGTCCACCTGCTCGTACCAGTCGGTCTTTGCGTCGTCGCTTACCTCGTCGACGAGCGCCTCGATGCTGTCGGCGATGCCACGGGAGGCAGCGCGCACGGCTTCGCGAAGGGTACGCTCCAGCGTCCCATCCACGGCAACCGTCACGCTGCCCGACCCATAGACCACCTTCGCCATTACGTCAGCCCCCAGAAGGACGCGCCTGATGGCGATACCCTATCACCCTCACGCGCCTGGAATGACGCCTTGCGCGTGGGCTTCGGCTTCGGCGCGTGCTTCGCGCGGTACCACCCGAGCACGCGCTCCTGCTGGTCGACCGACCACGTGTAGAACGCGTCAGGGTCGCCCGCGTAAGTGAGGCCGATCTCAAGGGCTACGGCGTCGAGTCCGCCGTCGGCGCTGCGGTAAAATCCGCGTGCTCTGCGACGGCCGCCTCCCGCGGGTAGCTGTCGACGATGAGCTTGAGCGCCGCGGCTGCGGCCTCCGCGACCTCCTCCTCCGACGCGCCCGCGCCGTGCAGCTCGTCGCGTACCGCGGCGCCGAACGCGAGCCCGTCGAACTTGTGGGCAGCGAGCGTCGCCTTGAGTCGCGGAGTCGAGGACCAGCACACGCCGAGCGCGGCGCCGAGCCCGATCCATCCGTCCTGCGCCAGTGCGAGTAGCGCCTTCTGCCGTGCGACGTGCGACGGCGGCGCCTCGAGCTTGACCGCGCGCCCCTTGATCGTGACTTCCACCTGTGCTCCTTCGGCGCCAAAACGACAGCGCCCGCCGTACCGTAGCACGACGGGCGCGCGTCAGGCAGGCGGGCTCAGGTCGCCGTGATGGACCCGAGCACTTCGAAGTTGAGCGTGAAGGAGTCCGGGTCGCCTTCCGCCACGTCGATCGAGCAGCGGCAGTCAGACATGGACAGGACATGGTCACTGGCATCCCCGAGCACAGTCCCCGAAATCGTGAGCGTGATGTCGAGACAGTAGAGATCGGCCGTGCTGCCGAGCGTCGACACGGCGGAGGCGAAGGCGCCAGTCTTGTTGACGGCGTCCCAGAGTGTCTTGTTCGTCGCGTCGCTCAGATCGGTGAGCTGCGCCGTGAAGCTTCCCGTCGGGAACGACCGGTTGGTCTTACGGATCGAGCCCAGCTCCCCGCGGTCAAGGTACTTGGTGTGCTCGTAGTTGCCCTGGTTCGTCCCGCTCAGCGAGAAGTCGCCGTTCTCGTACTGCACGGTGATCTCGATCGGGGTGCCGGTGCCATCAGCGAGCTTGATGGTACCGTCGCGGAAGTTCTTCACGACAGAGCTGATGGGCATAGCTACCTCACTGCAGCGGGAGCGTCATAACGACGCGGAATGCTACCACGCCCGTAACCCATTCGCCCGCGTCATTCGTCTCGCGGGTGGTCGATACGAGCTGGAACTTGTACGACAGCGGCCACGTCGCATCGTAGGCCATCAGCTTGTTGACGATCGCCTGCTCGCCGTCGAGCGCGTCGTCGTAGCTGTTGCTCATGTCCTTCGGCGCGAGAAGCCAGCTGTACCGCACCTCGAGCGCCGTTTCGACGAGCGTCCCTTCGGCGGGCTTCCCGCGGTACTGCCGCGTGTCCTCCGTCGTCGTCGGATGCACGGCGAAGCACTTATGCGCGAGCGAGTCGGCATCACGCCCGAAGTTGTCAGGCGCGACGCGCGATTCTTTCCACCCGCTAAGGGTCAGGATGCGCGTCGTCACGTCCTCACGGAGCTGTCGAACGGTCTTCGCCGCCATCAGGTCCGCCAGTACGGCGCGCTGTAGCCGCGCCCGTTCGTCCAGATCTGCGAGGCGCCGCCCTTCTTCTTCGTGCTGTCGACCTTGTTCTCGTCCGCCTCGTCGTAAGTGAACTTGAGTTGCGAGAACGCCGACTCGTACTGCTGACCGTAGTGCGCTGCGAGCGCCTGCCAGCGTCCGCCGTCGCCGGCTGACGTGCTGAAGTCGAGGAAGATCAGATGCAGCGTGAGCATCAGATGCACGTCACGCAGCGCGCTCGGCTGGATGATGAGGTACGGGCGCCGCCCGTTTCCGATGAGGCGATTAGCGATCGTCGCGAAGGCCTCATCGATGTACGCCTGATAGCTCGCGGCCGTACCGAGCAGCGCAGGAAGGTCCGAATGGCGCTGCTCGAGGTCCGCCTGCGCGATGACCGGGTACAGCGTGCGACGGCAGAGCGCGGCGTCGTTGCGGAACGTGTGCGTCACGCTGTCCGGCATGACGAGCGCCCACTCGACGAGCCAGCCCTCGCCGAGTGCCTCTGCCGTCGTGAGTGCGCCCGTGAGGCTGTATTGCGCGACGCTCGACACGATGGACACAGCACCCGTGACGAGCGTCGATCCATCGGGCCGGTACAGCGTAAACGTGCCGCTCGACGGCGCCGCGGCTGCACCCGCGCGCTGCGTCGGGCACGACAGGATCTGCGTGCGCCCGCGCTCGATCGTCTCAGAGCTACGGAACCGTGCGGTGTAGACCGTCTCAGCGAGCGACACGCGACCTCCTCTGCCTACCGGCCCTTATCGCGCTCGCGTTGGTCGTGACGGCGTGCCGTGTCCTGCGCGGTCTGCCGCGCCTTGTCCGCAGGCACACCCGACTGTCGAAGCTGACGCTCCATCCGCTCCATTGCCTCCCGATAGCCGGGACGCTCGCCGCTCACGCGCGGCCTCGACGCGGCTTCGGCGTGGGCGTGGGCTCGCCGTCGGCGGGCGGGTTGTAGAGCCGCTCCTTCGCGCTCGTCATCGCCTCGAGCAGCGCCTCCTCCACGGCGAGCGCGTCGCGGTGAAACGGAGAGGTCGGCGCCTTCTGTGCCCATTCCGCGGCCTTCTTCGCCTGCTCTTCGATCTGCACGTCGAGGAAGTCGGGATCGGGCAGCTCGATGACGCCGTCGGCGACGAGCTGGCGACAGAAGGCCCAGTATCCCTCCTCATCCGACTGGATGCGATGCTGCCCGGCGACCACCTTCGGCGTCTCCCACTTCGAGAGATGCACGGGACCGGCAACGCCATCGTACGCGATGCAGTAGCCGCCCTCGATGACATCCCAAGGGATGAGCGTCCATCCACGACGACGCAGCGCGACCTCAGCGGCGTCGGTCGAACCATCCTTGTCCACGTTCGCGACACCGGGATCGGCGACGAGCTGCGACAGCCACGGGAGCCACTCGCCTGCGCGGAACGTCCAGCGCGCCGGGTGATGCGTGTACCACCACGCCGGGCGCGGTTCCATCCGCAGAAGTTCGCGCATCGCCTGCGGGCGCTTCGCCGCGCTCCGACTGAACCCGCCGCCACCCGTTCCGAACGTCGCTGCCATCGTGTGCTCCTTCGTGTGATGCAGACGCAGAAGCGCCCGCATCCGTAGGGTAACCACAGACGCGGGCGCTTGTAGGGTCAGGCTTAGAAGTCGGAGAGGATGCCGACGCCGCGCGCGTCGTCGATCTCAGCGACGCCGACGTACGCGTTGCCGACGATCGTCGTGAGCGCGGACGCCGCGGAGCGCTCGAACTCGACGACGATCGGGGACTGCGGGACGACGGTCGTGGAACCCACGATCGGCGCCGCGGTGCCGGTCGCCACGGCGAGCGCGCCGGGGCTGAACATCATGCCGAGGTAGTCGGCGCCAGCGTTCGCGGTCGGGACGTTGGTGGAGCCGAACAGGTCGACGCCGAAGAGGGAGCCGCGGTAGCCGGGGCCCTTCGCGTTGACCTGGTCCTGCGTTGCAGCGAGGTACTGGCCGGGACCAGTCTCGGAGCGCAGCGAGGACACGAGGTCGTTGATCTGCTGCGGGTGCAGGACCGCCGTGAACATTCCGTCGTTGGCGACGAGCTGCAGGCGGAAGATCGCCGAGTAGAACGTCGACACGGAGAGGTCCACGCCGGTCGAGCCGACCGAGTTGGAGAACCCGGAGGACAGCGCGCACAGCATCTGGGACACGCGCTTGGAGTACGCGGCGATCATGTCGCTGGCCAACCCGTCGATCGTCACATCCAGAGGGATGCCCGACGCGGTGAGCTGCGCGAGATCGCTGATCTGGCGCTGGAGCGCCTGACGAGCGATCGTCACGTTCACGTTGGTGGTGGCGAGCGCGGTGTTCGAGGTCGACGCGTTCTCGGCGACGGCGCCCATGGCGTCCGCGCCCCAGCTCACGACCGGGACCTGGATGGTCGTGGAGCCCGTGCCGTTCAGGCTGCGGAGCTGGAGGATGCTCGGGTGGTTGACGAGAGACGCGGTGTCCGCGAGCTTCGTGACGATGGTCGCGTTGAGGACCGCCGCCAGCCGGGCATTCCCGCTGAGCGACGAATAATAGATCTCGTTGGCCATGATGGCCTCCTGATGCGTTTGGAGGTTTGGCCGCGCCTATCGCTGGTGACGGGAGTTCGTGCCCGAGCGCGTGCGGCGGTTGCCCGCCGCATTGCCAGCCTACTTAGGTCCGCGACAGTTTGTCAACCCGTGCGCAGCGCGGCGAAGATGGCTTCTCGGTTCGCCTTGAACTCGGCGGGCGACAGGCGCGCGATGGCCTCCGCGGACCACGCTTCGGGCGCCGACGGCGCCTGCGGCACGGTCGCACGCGACGTGGCGGGCGCGGGCGGAGAGATGGTCGCGGGCGCGGACTGCGACGGCAGCGTCGGCGCGGCCTGCGGCGCGGGCGGCGCCTCGGAGAGGTACGCGCGGACCGCCTTCGGCAATGCATCGCGGTTGCCGAGCCACTCGCCGAGCGGAGGCCGACCCTCTGCCGGGAGCTTGCTGTACGCGTGCTGCACGTACTCGAGGCCCTCGGCGTCGAGGACGCCAGCAGCCATGATCTCACGCTCGAGGCGCAGCGCGTCGCGCTCGGCCTTGCTGGTCGCCTTCGCCTCTTCGAACTGGCTGCGCCACTTGTCAGCCGACGCCGCGACGGGCTCCAGCTCGACGACCTTCGCCTCCAGCTCCTTGACCCGCGCGACGAGTTGCCGGATGCGTGCGTTGGCGCCGCTGTCGTCGACGGTCGGCGTTCCTTCTTCTGCGCTCATTGCTTCTCCCTCTTGATGATGGCTTCGATACGCGCCTGTTGGCGCACGATCTTGCGGGCCCACGTGCGGCCTGCGTCCCCGCCCCACAGGAGCCACGCGATGTAGCCGGGGGAGGGATAGTCGGGATGTCCTCGACGAGCAGCGGGCGCCGCGAGGTCCACCTCGTGCCGCGTGAAGTACGCGACCATTCGCTTAGCCGTCTCGACGGTCAGCGTGCGCCGGTTGCTAAGGTCGCGTGCACGGGCGACGCCGACCGCCGTCCCTCCACGGCCGTACTCGGCGCGCAGCTCAAGGCCGCGACGCGCTGCCGCGGCGACCGTCGCAGGCGGGCGAAGGTCCAGCTCGCCGCGCTCTTCAGCGCGCTTGAACTCGCGGTAGACCGCGGGCTCGTTGCGGCGCAGGTACTCGCGCTGTGCGTCAGAGACGAACGGCATCAGGTAGCCTCGCTGTTCTCGCTCTCGACTTCGCCGGGCAGCTCGCGCTCGGCCTCGACTTCCTGACCGGTCAGGTAGCCGCGGGCCTCTCGGAGGCTCTCGAGCACGGCCCGCAGTACGTCGCGCTGCTCGCCGGTCGACGCCTCGAGCAGACCGTCGAGCGCCTCTTCCGATGCGCGCAACTCGTCGACCGCCTCCGCCATGGCCTCCGCATGGGATACGTCGCCGGCAGGCGCCGCCTCCCCTGTCTTTGCTCCTTCTTCGAGGGTCGCAGGCGGCGCCTCTGCCGCCCGCATCGCCTTGACCTGCGCAAGCTGCGCAACGGCGTCCTGCTCGGAGAGGCTGCCGAAGAAGCGCAGCGCGTCGACCTGCGACATCAGACCCGCGGCGAGCATCTCGAGCACGTGCTTACGGCGTGCTTCCATCTCGTCGGGGCTCAGCGGGATCTCGCGGTACAGGACCGAGTACCCGCCCTCCGGGTAGTTCGTGGGCTCCGTGTTGGCTTCAGCCCAGCGGTTGAAGAGGATGGCGGAGAGGCCGACGATCGCCTCGTCGGCGGCGCGGAACTGCATCACGTAGCGGCGCTGCGCGACCCGCTTGCCCTCGGAACTTAGACTAATGGCATAGCCCGAGCGCGCTGAGCCCGACGTGCGCTGTAGCTCCGACGGAGCGAGGCCCGCGTCGGTCGCCGTGCGGTGAACGATCGCGTTCACCACTTCCTCGAGCTTCGCCACGTCGCTTCCGGCCTGGAACTGGCCGATCATTGGCTGGCTCGTCTCTCCGATCGGGTCGAGCATCAGGATCGTCGTGGGATCGGTCGTGACCTCCGTCCTCGAGGACCGGGTACCACCGTCTACCGACTCCGTACCAGCGACGCGAACGCCGACGGCGTATCGCTGAGGAAACGAGGCGTCGCGGATGCAGTGCTGGACATATGTCATCAGCACTCCGATGTTCAGCGTCGCCTCGTAGAGCTGCACGTTCGCGAACGGGTCGAAGAGCCGATCGCCGTAGTTGCTCGCGTGGTAGAGCTGCGCCGGGATGATCGGCGTGCCGTTCGCGCGGCGCCACGCGGCCGGGTAGTCGGCGCCGATGTAGGTCGCGCCGTGCAGTATCTGCGTGAAGTCGCGGCCGAACTGCCAGCCGTCGAGCGCCTCGACGACGCGGTAGGACGGGTTCTGCGGGTCGCGGATGTCCCAGAGGTCGAACGTCCACACGTGCTTGCGGTCAATGTACCGGAGGCGCAGCTCGCCGAACATCGTCGGGACCGTCGGCCGTGCAGGGTCGGCCTCCGCAATCGTCATATGCGGCGGAACCGGACGGTAGATGAGTCGGCCGTCGACGACTTCGACCCTAAGCCACATCTCGCGAAGCGCGATCGTGAGCGCCTGGAACCGCGCCATCTGCGCCCAAAGGCCCGAGCGCGCGATGCTGCCCGTCGAACCGATGAGGCGGTCAAGGTTCGGCGACGGCGCGATCTGCGAATGACGCACGTCGGGCTCAGCGTCGTACAGCGTAGCCAGCTCGATTGACGTAGTGCGAAGGATGCACTGCGTGATGTCGCCCGTGCCCCACGCGGCGCGACGGACCGAGCCGAGCTGCTGCTCCAGACGCGACTCGAGCAGCGGAAGCCAACGCCCTTCCATCATCGCGTAACAGTGTCGCGTATGCTCCACGCGGCGCGCTTCGTCAGGGTTGCCGGGAGCGGGAGGCTGCGGAGTCGTCTGCGTCGCGTACATGGGCGGCATCGTATCCTGTTTTCGGGTTCAGCCGATGCGGAGGAGCTGCGGCGCGTACTGCCGCCTCGTCACGAGTTCGAGGCAGTACCTGAGGGCGTCTATTGAATGCTTATGCTCGGATGCTTCCCTGCCATCGAACTTCTGCAAGTCATCAATTAGGCGCTTACACCGCGGGTTCACGACGAACCCCCCTTGGAGCATACACGCGGACAACAGTCTGTAGCCGTGGAAGACGCTTCCGCGGGGCTTGAAAGCCGTGTGAAAACGGACAGGCCACGAACCGACCGGGATGCGAAGGTCGCGCTCGATGGCCTGCACGAGCATCGCGTTCGACTTGAGCGCGCCTCCACGTCGCGAGATGGCGGCACGGTCGCCGACCCAGCGGTCGATCTGCTCCCAGCGCAGGCCAGCGCGACGGATCATGTCCATAATGGCCCGAGCGTCCTGCTCCGGCGTCGTCATGCCATCGCTCTGCACCTGGTCGAGGACCGTGATGCGGTGATGCCCTTCGGCGTTCGTGGTGATCGCCGTCAGGATCGCGACCTGCGCGCCCGACTCCTTCCCGTGGTCGACGCCGATGCCGAGCAGCGCCTCGCCGACAGGCGCCTCGTCGACGACCATGCGCTTCGCGTCGAACATCGGGAACACTCTGCCGGCGACGAAGACTGTCTCCCATTCGCCAAACAGGCGCTGTCCTCGCTCGGATTCAAGGATCGAGTTCGACAGCTCGTCGATCTGCGCCTGCGTCAGAAGCGGGCGCCCGCCGATCGGCGTCGTCGCCTCGACGCTCAGCGGCGCGACGATGTCGTGAACGCGCTTGTCCTCGATCAGCTTCTTGAGCCAGTCGAGCGGCATCCCGACCGGCGTCAGCGTCAGCGAGATCGTGCCGTTGTTGCGGAACACGCGCGGGACGAGCTCGTTCCACACGTTTTCGGGGGGAGGCTCGTCAATTTGGCAATGGTGAAGTGTGCTTCCGGCCATCGCGAGTGCGCCTTGCTGGACTGAACGGAACTTGAGGATGCTGCCGTTGCGGAAGCGCACCATGGCCTGACGACCGCGGAAGCCCTTGCCCGGCGTGTACTCCACGTCGGGCATCAACGCGTCCTTGGGGAGCAAATCCCAGCACTTCGCCTGGATGGCGAGCCCCTGCTCGTTCGTGACCGTCACGACGTGCGCCTCGATGGGACCGGAGCGCACGGGCTGATAGGGATGCGCGCCGAGACAGCGCCAGATCGTGTCGGCGATGCCGACCCACGTCTTCCCGACCTGGTTCGCGCCACGGTACAAGCGGATCTTCGACGTGGACTGCAGGAACTCCAGCTGCGGCGGAGTCGGTCGGAAGTACGCGAGCGGGTCGAGCGTCGCGCGCGCACGCAGGACGTGCGACGCGGAGGCCAGCGCAGCGAGGCTCACGCTTGCGCCAGTCGCACGACCTTGCCCGTGCGCCTCAGGCTAATCGCGTCCTCGATACGCTCGAGGTGCTGCGGCGGCAGCGAGGCGACGGCGTCGACGATGACGCCGATCAGCTGCTCGTCGCTCATGCTCTCGTCAGGCGATGTCGACTTTGCGATCTCGGCGTCGAGCGTCACGCGCACGCCGAGCGCGGCCTTCTTCAAGTTGCTGACTGCGGTCCAGCTACCCGCCTCCGTCGCGTTCACCACGGCCTCCTCGAGCTGTACGAGCGAGGCGCGCAGGTACGCGAGCGTCGTCGCCTCGACGGAATCGGAGGGGCTCAGCTCTGCGCGGGGTGGCTGCTTCTTCTTCTGTGCCATGAAACACCCGGTGAGTTTTACGAGTGGGGGGAATGGGTCGAGGGGCTAACGCGG